CCGCTGCTTACAAAGCGGGCAAACTGTTACGTTTACGCTCCAGCACGATATAGACAGCATGAAAGGCCACGCTGGATACGTCCGTGTTGATGAAGACGCTCCCGTGGAGGATGAAACCAGACAGCTTGCTATGACGCCGCCAGAGTACGCGCGTCGTCCTGGCCGCCCAAGGAAAGAACATGTCGGAAATTGACCCAAGAGAGTTCGGCAAGCTAGAGGCGCAAGTCGAAGCGTTGCAGAAAGAAGTTCACGGGCTACGCGATGACGTCAAACAGTTGCTAGAGATGGCCAACAAGTCCAAGGGTGGGTTTTGGGTTGGCATGTCGGTAGCTTCTGCGATCGGCGGCGTCATGACCTTTGTAGCAGATCGTCTATTTTTTAAGGGGTGACATCATGCCAATGGTTGACGGAAAGAAGTACCCATATACGAAAAAGGGCAAGCAGGCAGCTGCTTCGGCCAAGATCAGCAAGCTGCGCAAGGAAGGCTACCCACAGAAACAGGCGGTTGCGATCGGCTTGAGCATGGCAGGCATGGCTAAGAAAAAGGCCAAGAAATGAAGCCCGGCTTGTACGCCAACATAAACGCCAAGCGTAAGCGCATCGCCGCAGGGTCCGGGGAAAAGATGAGAAAGCCCGGCACAAAAGGCGCGCCAACCGCGCAGGCGTTTAAAGACTCCGCTAAGACCGCGAAGCCGAGGAAAAAATGAAAACGTCCGCTTGGCAGCGAAAAGCCGGTCAAAACCCCAAGGGCGGCTTGAATGCTAAAGGCCGGGCGTCTTATAATGCAGAAACAGGGGGAACCCTGAAAGCGCCGGTAAAATCCGGCGACAATCCGAGACGAGCTTCTTTTCTCGCAAGGATGGGCAACATGCCCGGCCCAGAGCGTAAAGACGGCGAGCCAACCCGGCTGCTGTTGTCGCTTCAAGCCTGGGGCGCCTCATCCAAAGCTGATGCAAAGGCAAAAGCTAAAGCTATTTCCGCAAGGAATAAGGCGAAGAAAAAATGACTTATCTCGAAATCATTAACGAAGTTCTCGCGCGGCTGCGCGAATCTTCCGTTCAGACGTCGGCACAGACGACGTATTCCTCGCTAGTTGGCCGTTTTGTTAATGACGCCAAGCGCCAAGTAGAGGACGCCTATTCTTGGAACGTGCTGGCGCAGACCATCACGATCACAACTGTCGCCGGCACTTACGAATACAGCATGACGGGGGCGGGGCAGAAGTTCCGTGTCGAGGACGCGCTCAATGTGACCGACAACGTGGTCATGCGCAATCTGAGCAACTCGCAGATGCAGCGCAAGCAGAACTTCTCGACGCCCACTAGCAGCTCGCCAACCGAATTCGCTTTTGATGGTGTCGACGCATCTGGCGACGCCAAGGTCACGCTGTACCCACGGCCTGACAACGTATATAGCTTAAAGTTCTTTGTTTTTGTTCCGCAAGACGATTTAGCTATTGATAGTGACGTCTTGTTGGTCAAACCAGAATTGGTGATCCAGAGCGCGTATGCTCGCGCGCTGGTCGAGCGCGGCGAAGATGGCGGGCTGAGTTCATCTGAAGCGTTTGCGCTGTACCGCACGATGCTGGCCGATTACATCGCCTTGGAAGTGTCGCGTTACCCTGAGTTTCAGGAGTTCGTGCCGACATGAGCCAGCCGATTCTCACCTTCAGCATTTCAGCGCCAGGTTTCTATGGCATGAATACGCAAGACTCGCCGCTAGACTTAGCGTCGGGCTTCGCGCTGACGGCCACGAATTGTGTCATCGACCAGTACGGTCGTGTCGGCGCGCGTAAAGGGTGGACGAAGGTAAATAGCAGCTCGGGCAACCTGGGCGCGAACGCAGTCGGCGTCATTCATGAGCTGGTGCAGACAGACGGCACATTGACCGTGCTGTTTGCCGGCAACAACAAAATATTTAAGCTGGGCGCCTCCAACGCGGTGACTGAGCTGACTTACGGTGGTGGTGGCACCGCGCCGACGATCTCTGCAAGCAATTGGCACTGCGCGTCGTTGAGCGGTATCACGTACTTTTTCCAGATCGGCCACGATCCGTTGATTTACGATCCGGCCGTCAGCACAACGACGTATCGCCGCGTTAGTGAAAAGACCGGTTACGTATCGACCGTGCAGGTCGCCGACATTTGCATCTCGGCTTACGGGCGTTTGTGGACCGCCAACACCGCAACTAACAAGTCGACGGTGTATTTCTCTGACCTGTTGTCGGGCCACATCTGGAGTACCGGCACGGCGGGCAGCCTGAACGTGAATACGGTCTGGCCAAACGGGCCAGACGAAATTACTGGGCTCGCTGCGCATAACAACTTCCTGTTCATCTTTGGTAAGCGCCAGATATTGGTCTATCAAGGGGCCAACTCCCCTGCGACGATGTCGCTGTACGACACGGTGGGCGGTATCGGTTGCATCGCGCGTGACTCCATCCAGAACACGAACACCGACGTGGTGTTCTTGTCGAACAGCGGTGTGCGGTCTATCTCTAGAACGATTCAAGAGAAGTCCGCGCCGTTTAATGACTTGAGCAAGAACGTCCGAAGCGATTTGATGGCCGTGGCGTTAGGTGAAGTAAGTTCGGCTATCAAGGCAGTGTACTCAGAAGTTAACGCGTTCTATGTAGTTACGTTCCAGACCTCCGGCCGCGCGTTTGTGTTCGACACCCGCGCGCCTTTGCAAGACGGATCGCTACGCGCTACCGAGTGGGACCATATTGAACCCACATCGTTACTGTCTAAACGAGACGGCACGCTGCTGATTGGCCAAGTCGGCTACATCGGTCAGTACGGCGGGTATCTGGATGACACGACTACCTATCGTTTTTCTTATTTTACAAACCACGCGGATTTGGGTGATCAAAACATCACCTCGATTTTGAAGCGCGTTAGTGTGGTGGTGATCGGCGGCTCGAATCAGTTTCTGACGCTAAAGTGGGGCTTTGACTTCAGCGAAAACTATCTGTCGCAAAACATACAGATTCCCTCGCAGAACACCTACGAGTATGGCATTGCTGAGTACAACATCGCCGAGTACGCGGGCGGCGTAGCGCTTCAGACTTTGTACGGCCAAGGCAGTGGGTCGGGCAAGATTGTGCAGACAGGCTACGAAGCTGACATTAACGGCTATCCGTTGTCTATCCAGAAAATTGAAATTCAGGCCAAGAACGGCCGCGTAAGTTAAAGGGGTTACCGTGAGCAATTACACTAAATCGACCGACTTTGCCGCTAAAGATTCGCTGCCAACGGGTAACCCTGGCAAGATCGTCAAGGGTACGGAGATTGACACCGAGTTCAATAACCTTGCGATCGCGATTGCTACGAAAGCAGACAGCTCCGCGTCCGGAGCGGGTAACGTCGTTGGCCCGGCCAGCTCAACTAACGGTGCGATTGCCACGTTTGGCAATACTGATGGTACGCTGCTTGCAAACAACTCTGCGGTCACTATTGCTTCAGGAACGATTACCGCGACAGGCTTCTCGGGCTCCGGCGCATCGTTGACGTCTCTTAGCGCGAGCAATATTTCCAGCGGCACACTAAACGCAAGCCGCCTACCATCTACCGCACAAACGACGGACACCGCGCAAACGGTGTCGGGCGAGAAGACGTTTACCGGCACAATCGGCGTGGGCACGACTAATCCCGCCGCTGGGTGGAATTTGTTTTGCCAGCAGAACTCGACTAACCCAGGCGCTGTGTTCTTCAATAACAACTCCAGCGGGTGGGCGCAAGCTAACGTCGTTGGGTCTGGCATCACGCAACTGATACTGTTCCAGAAGTCCAGTACATCTGCGGCCACCGGCACGCTGTCTGACGTTGGTTCTATCACCACTAGCGGCTCATCAACGTCGTACAACACGTCATCCGACTATCGTCTGAAGACGGACGTCGTGCCTCTGGTGAACGCGATCACACGGCTTAAAGAGTTGTCACCGTATCGATTCAAGTGGATTGCGACGCCTGACGCGCCGGCTGTTGATGGTTTCTTGGCGCATGAGGTGTCGCCCGTAGTGCCGGAGTCCATCGTTGGTGAGAAGGACGCCGTGAAGGCGGACGGATCGATTAAGCCGCAGGCGATTGACCAAGCGAAGTTGGTGCCGCTGTTGGTCGCCGCGTTGCAAGAAGCGGTTGCACGGATTGAAGCATTGGAAGCGCAATGATTACGCATCACTTTTCTGACGGGCTGTACGCTAAAGAAATACGCGTGCCAGAAGGCACGGCGATTCTCAAGCATACGCATGACTTTAGCCACTTGTCTATTTTGGCGGAAGGCATGGTCGCAGTGATGATCGGGGATTCTGTAGATATTGTTCGCGCGCCAGCGTGTATCGAAATTAAGTCTGGCGTAGTGCATGGCGTTAAGGCCGTTACGGATTGTGTTTGGTATTGCATACACGCCACTGACGAAAAAGACCCGTCAAAAGTGGACGATGTACTAATCGGAGGAAATTGAAATGCCTATTTTCGCAGCAGTCATAGGGGGTGGCCTTGGCCTGTTAGGCAGCTCTATGCAAGCGGGCGCTGTCACAGACGCGGCGAGTACAAGCGCCGACGCGCAACTTGCTGCCGCGCGTCTAGCTGCTGAAGAGGCGCGCTTTAGGCCGGTCGGCATAACGACGCGGTTTGGCGGTAGTACGTTTGGGTTTGATGAAAACGGTCGGCTGACTAGTGCTGGCTACATCCGTTCGCCGATGCTGGAGGACTACCAACGCCGGCTAGAGGCGTTGACAGGTCAACGGTTGAGTGAGGCCGAAGCGGCGTCGCAATACTACGAGCCGCTGCGCATGGCCGGCAGATCGATCATGGACTTGGGCGAAAGTTACTTGCGCGAGTCGCCGAAAGAAGTCGCCGAGAAATACATGGCCAGCCAGATGGACTTGCTGGCACCGACACGCGAGCGTCAATTGGCCGGCGTGCGTACCAATCTGTTTAATACCGGCCGCACAGGCTTGTCAATTGGTGCAACCGGCGAGCGCCCTGGCGGCGGCGCGGGTTTGGCTGCGGCTAACCCTGAAATGGAAGCGTACTACAACGCGTTGGCGCAACAGGACGCGGCATTGTCGGCAGAAGCGCAGAAGCGGGGTCAAGAGCAGTACGCTTTCGGCACCAGCCTGTTCAACACCGGCGCTGGTCTGCTTGGTCAGTATGAATCAGGTGTTACTGGTGCGTTGTCGCCGTTCATGACGACAGTTGGGGGTATTTCTTCGTTGGAAGACCTTGCGCTGCGTCCGTTGGATATCGGCGCGCAGTTGGGCGGACGCTCGGCAACCGCAGGCGGCAACGTCGGTCAGTTCCTGTACGGCGGCGGCATGGGCGCAGCCCGCACTATGGAGCAGGCAAACATGCTGAACCCGACCGCGTCGTTCTTGCAAGGGCTTGGGTCTAACGACCGGCTAATGTCTGGGCTAGGTAACCTATTTAGTAGCTATAACTTGAGGCCGCAAGACCGGTACAACTTAGGCCAATGGTCAGCAAGCCAAGCCGGGTACCTTGACCCTAACTACATGGGTCCATAAGTTAATTAATTAGGAGCCGACAATGGCAAGCGAAATCTTAGGTCTGTTTGCATCGCCAGAGCTGTATCAACAGCAGCAGAACGCATTGATGCAGCAACAGGCGGCGCAGTACGCTAACTTGAACCCATACGAACGCGTAGAGTACGGCGCGAATTTGGCCGGCCGCCGTTTGGGCGGCGCGTTAGGTGGCGCGCTTGGCATACAAGACCCGCAGCTAAAGATTATCAGCGCGCGCCAGTCCGTCATGCAAGGTGTCGACCCGTCGAACCCTGAGTCGATCCTAAACGCCGCGCAACAGCTCGCCGAGGTGGGCGATCAACAAGGCGCGCTGACGTTGGCCGACTACGCGCGCAAGGCGCAGAGCGAACTAGCGTTGCAGCAGCAGCGTACGCGTGCGGGCGCGGCGGCGTCCGAACCAGAAAAACTTCGGATTGCGAACGCTCGCGCTCAGTTGTTGCAACAACGTCGCACAATAGAAGCATTGCCTGCCGATG